TCAAAAGAAAAGAGAAGAAAAAGATCATGATAGTTATGTCAGATGGTAGTCCTGCTGCTTCTAAAGGTGCTGTAGGTTTATCAGGGTTTACCAAGAAAGTTATTAACGAGATAGAAATAGCCAAGGTTGTTGATATTTATGGTTTGGGTTTGCTCAGTAATTCTGTAACTCATTTTTACAGAGCACATGATGTAGTCAACAGACCAGAAGAGATACCAAGTAAGTTAGTTTCACTCATAGAAAGGAAGATATTAAATGTCCACTAGTACAGTAACATCAAAAGAAAAGGTCGAAGACCTTGTTAAGAAAGCTCTCAAAGAAGAACTGGAGAAACGTAAAGTGAAAGTCGCTGTTACTTCAACCGATACAGGTGATGGAAAATTTACTTTTGTATCAGAGGCAGAAGAAATTGATGTAGCTAGTCTAGTTGCCAAATTAACTTTGCGTAAAGGTCAACAATACTTCTCTGATCTTTTTAAAGAAATACGTGTTAATCCAGATGAAGATTTTGGTGTCACAGTATTCATAGACCATGATTGGGATGATCGCATTGTTTCGTTCATACCAGAAATTGACAACAACTATGTCATTGACAAAGACTTAGCAAAAACTATCTTAACAGCTTGGGAACTTAATGAGAAAGTTCTTTGTTATGGCCCAACAGGTGCTGGTAAATCTAGTTTGATTGAACAACTGTGTGCCTATACAGGTCGTCCATTTGTTCGTATCAATTGCACGGGTGACATGGATTCTTCTATGATCTTTGGTCAATTGACAGCTAAAGATGGTTCAACAATCTGGGTTGATGGTGCTGTAACAGATGCTGTTAAGTATGGTGCTGTGTTTGCTTGGGATGAATGGGATGTAACTCCACCAGAGATTTCTATGGGTCTGCAATGGCTTCTAGAGGACGATGGCAAGCTTTTCTTGAAAGAGATGCCCGGTAGCACCAAAGACAAACAAATCATTCCACACGAGCATTTCAGGCTTGTAGCTATTGGTAACACACAAGGTCAAGGTGATGATACAGGTTCACACGCTGGTACAAACGTTCAGAACAGTGCTACGTTAGATCGTTTTGGAACAGCAGTGTACGTAGATTATCTACCTTCTCTTGTAGAAGAAAAGATGATCCTAAATAGATTTGGTTCACAAATCACTGGGAAAGTAGCTAAAGAGCTTGTTAAACTTGCCAACCTTATTCGGCAAGGCTACCAAGCAGGTCAGTTCAACCTGACAATTTCTCCTCGTTCATTGTTTAGTATTTGCAGAAAAGTTTGCTTTGGTTCTACATTGAAGAAAGCTTATGAAGTTGTTTATCTAAACAAGTTGAACGATACACAACGCAAAGTTGCTACCGAGTTGTTTATCAAAATCTACGGCAAAGACTAACTTAGAACTAAAAACCATATAGCCTTCCTACCAAGGAGGGCTATTTATTTTAAGTTTTAAAAGGAACTTTATGAAACAAACTCCTAAGTCATGTAGCTGTCCAATGTGTAAAGCTGGAAAAAGCACTAAAGGTGGTAAGTACATGATGAATCAAAAAGAACGTTCTCTTCGTACAACGTGGAGAAAAGAACGTACTAAAGAAGACCCAATAGTAGCACCAGCACCAAGTGGAAGTTATTTTGATTGATCGTAAACTCATACTAGCAAGTGCTCCTAGTAACATAGGACAACAAATAAGCATTAACCATGCAGGATGTTCTGCTGGCAATGATACTAAACACAGGCTGTACATCAAACGTACAGACCGGGGAATAGTTGCGTACTGCCACCATTGTTCTGAGTCTGGGTTTGCTAATGACAAATCTAACGACAGGCTATCCACCTGGGTTACTAAACCTAAAGAAACCAAAGTCACAGACAATGTACCCACACCAGTGCTTGCACCTCTAACTATGACTGGCAAGGTATGGTTAGTTAAATACTATTGCAATGTCAATAGCGATAGTTTTCATGGTGTTCAGTACGAAGTTAACAAGGTTGCTCTAACCCTACACAATCCTGACAAAGACATTATTGGTTATCAGATCAGGAATCTAAAGACAAATGCAACACCCAAGTATCTAACAAGCTACAGCTACAGCGGCTGCAAAGGCGATCCAAGCTGGTTTAACAGCCACAAGAGACATCTAGTCATAACTGAAGACTACCTCAGTGCTTACAGAGTATCGCAAGACACAAACTTTGCTTCTGTAGCACTACTTAGAACCACTGTGTCAGACAGGACACTAAGACAGATACACGACCTCAACTTTGAGAGCGTAACTATTTGGCTTGATCCTGATGACGCAGGTATTGAAGGAGCAATCAAAGCACAGAAAAAACTATCACACTATCTTCCAAAAGAAACAACTATTAGGGTATTTACTCTGGATGTTGAACCCAAGGAATGCACCAAAGAAAGTCTAGAAAGCTATTTAAGTAAAGGAATCCAATATGGATTATGACTGCCTTTTTCTTTGTGCTAAAAGCAAAGAGAATTTGCAAAAATATAGACGATACATCAAGCCCCATATTGTAGTAAAAGAAACTAACATCATCCTCGATGGTATGGACAAATACTACAAAACGTTTCCTTCTGTTACTGTTATAAATTGGGAACCGTTTACTGCGTTTCTAATAGCAGATCAAAGCAAACGTTTGACTGATGATTCAATTGTCAAGTTACGCATGACATTGACTAAAGCTAAGACTTTTGTTCCACACCATGCACATGAAGAAGTAATCAAAACTCTTATTGAGTTGGACTACTTGGCTCAGATCATGGAAGAGTGTGAGAAAGTCAAAGAAGGTTCTAGTGACTTAGAACACGTACACATCTTAGCAACTGATGCTCTTAAGAACGTAGAAAGGTACATAGAAAAAGATGAACTATTTGTTTCTGCTGACTTGTCTGCTATTGCTGATCGTATCAGTAGCTCTGGCTATGAATGGAGATTGGATGTTCTCAATCGTTCTCTTGGCCCTTTGCGTACTGGTAATTTTGTAATTGTTGCTGCACGAGTTGAGGTAGGTAAAACAACCTTCTTAGCTAGTGAGGTCAGTTACATTGCACAACAACTACCTAAAGATCGTCCTGTTGTTTGGGTTAACAATGAAGAAGAATCTTCTGTTGTGTTCTTTCGTATTGTTCAAGCTGCATTAGGTCAAGAGTCTAAAGAAATCATTGCTGATTCTAAAGCTGCATTGATTGCATACACTGCACTAATGGGTGGAGACAAAGACAAAATACGTGTTACTAAAGACACCAACCATGTTAAAGACTTAGAGACTTTGTTTAGAGAAGTTAATCCAGGTCTAATTATTTTTGATCAACTTGACAAAGTATCTGGCTTCAAAGAAGCAGAAAGAGAGGACATCACACTAGGAAGAATATACAAATGGGCTAGAGAACTAGCAAGAACATATGGCCCAGTTATTGCAGCATCACAGTTAAGTGCTACAGCAGTGGACTTAAAAGATCCACCATTCATAGGTATGGATGCTCTTAGAGGTTCTAAGACAGACAAACCAGGTGAAGCTGATGCAGTGATTACGTTAGGTAAGTACAAAGAACCAAAGACTCCTGAAGAAGAAATGATCCGAACTATCAATGTTCCTAAGAACAAACTTCCCGGAGGAGGTACTAAGCAAATGGAGTCAGAACGTCATGGTCAGTACCTAGTAACCATAGACCCAATCAGAGCTAGGTTTGAATAAGGAACAACAAAATGACTGAACTAGAGTTAAAAGTGTTAGCAGATAAATTTGGTGTAGCTCTTACAACCAATATCATTAACTTAGCATTGCAGTGCTATGGCAAAGGATACGAAACTGGAAGCAAACAACAGCAACAAGCTGACGTTTTTAGCCAGGCTCTTAGCAAAATATCAAAATGACTACCCCAGAGTTTATAGCTATTGACGTTGAGACAACTCTCAATGGCAATGAAGAAATAGGACTAGCTCATCCTATGCACCCTGACAATAGAGTTGTTGCCTATGGCCTAGCTAACAGTGTAGGCAAAGGTCATGCATTTTATGACTCTTCTTTTGGGTTTCAAGCTCTTTTAGAGTTGTATCCTTATGGAGTGTTTTGTGGTCACAACATTTCTTTTGATTTGATGTATCTGTACAAAGAATCTTCTGTTTTAAAGAAAACTCTTCAGAAACATAAAATTTGGGATACACAACTAGCTGAATACATTCTTAGCGGACAGCGCACTAAGTTTTCTAGCTTAGATGAATTGTCTGTTAAGTATGGTTTGCCTATCAAAGATGACAAGATCAAAGCTTATTTTCAAGCTGGACTAGGTTCTGACAAGATTCCTCCTGAAGAACTTATTCCATATCTTGTACAAGACGTAGAAAACACAGCAGCAATAGCTAAAAAGCAATATGAAGCAGCTATCCATCTAAATCAAATAGATTTGATTTGGAGTCAAATGGAAGCTCTCCATGCAACAACAGAAATGATGTTCAATGGTTTGCACATAGACAGAGTAAAGCTGGATGCCTATACAGTAGAAGTAGTTGACAACTATGCTGAGTCTAGAGTTGGTCTAGAAGAGTTGTGTGCTGGTGTTATTGATGACATCAACAGTCCTAAACAATGGAGTCAATTCTTTTTTGGTGGCAAAAAGAAAGTTAAGGTTAAAGAAGAAGTCGGTGTTTACAAGAATGGCAATACAAAGTTTAAGCTTGTAGACAAAGAACTTATCATTAAACCTGCTATCAAATATGTCCCTGATCCTGACAAAGTATCTGCTAAAACAGGCCAAGTGTCAGTAGATGACTCTGTGTTGAGCGATATGTTGAATCATACGTTTGATGCAAGAATGATCCATGTTATTAAATCTTTGTTGAAATATCGTGAGCTATCTAAACAATTGTCTACGTATGTGCAAGGTTTAAGCAAGCACATCATTGGAGATTTTATTCATGGCAAGTTAAATCACACAGCAACTGTCACAGGTAGGTTGTCATCAACCAATCCTAATTTACAAAATATTAGTAATAACCCTATAAAACAAATCTTCACTTCAAGGTATCCTGACGGACTCATTGTAGAAGTTGATTTCAATCAGTTAGAAGTTGTTGCTCTAGCTCATGTTACTAGGGACAAACAATTGATCAAAGACATATCTAGTGGTAAAGACATTCACAGTGAACTCTACAAAGATATGTTTGGAAGAATGCCCTCTAAAGAAGAGAGGAAGCCCTTTAAATCCAGAACGTTTCAACTCATATATGGTGCTGGTGCAAAAGCTATCAGCAAACAAGCCGGGTGTAGCAAAGAAGAAGCACAGAAGTTTATTGAAGTCTTCTACACACGTTATCCACAGGTTGCTAAGTGGCACACAGAATTTGCTAAACAAGTAGAAGTTCTAGGTTGCCACTTAAAAGACAAAGATGGAATGATGGATAAGTTTCAAACTTGTGTTTGGTCTACTGAAACAGGTCGTAAGTTTATATTCACAGAATACTACAGCGATAGCACTTGGTCACCCAAGATGTACAACTTCAGTCCCACAGAGATGAAGAACTATCCAATCCAAGGCTTAGCAACTGGAGACATCGTACCCATGATGTTGGGAGTTATCTTCAGAAAGCTAATAGGCAGAGATGATGTGAAGATGGTTAACACTATTCACGATTCTCTAATGTTTGACGTTAAGAAAGAGTCCGTAGTTAATTTTATGTTGGAGGTAACAGACATACTGAAAGACACACACAAATATTTTGAAGAGATATTTAAGAAGCCGTTGGCCCTCAAGCTCAATGCAGGGGCATCATTCGGTATTAATTGGTTTAACATGGAAGAAGTAAATATATGACTATGATGTCAGGCGTTGTGGAAGCTGTATCCACAAAAGACGTAACAACTAAGTTTGGTGTCAAACCTACTTATTCGTTTAAAGTAAATGGAACCTGGATCAAATGTGGATTTAAAAATCCTTCAGTTGATGTTGGTTACACAGTTGACTTTGACGGTGTTACAGGTACGTATGGTATTGAGACTAAAGCAGTCAACATACTTAGCCGTGCAATTGCTGCCCCAGTAGTTACTGCATCTACAGCAGTTCCTACTACAGCAGTACCCAAGTCTTATGGTGGTGGTGGTTACAAGGACAAGGTATTTCCTATACCTGCCTTACACGGTGATCGTGCAATTGTTCGTCAGAATGCTTTAGCTCGTGCTACTGATCTGTATATCGCAGCTCGTGGTGGTAAACCCTTTGAGCTGGAAGCTTCAACTTTAGACTTAGTTATTAAACTAGCTCGTAAGTTTGAGGCATACACCGCAGGTGATCTAGACATGGCAGAAGCTATGAAAGAAGATTCTGATGAGCAAGAAGTTACTAGTAACGAAGGAGAATAAACATGGAAGAAAAAGTTAAACGTGGCCCTGGTCGTCCCCCTAAAGTTAAATATGAACTAGCTGACGAAGTACCTGTACAAAAAGATGCTTTGCTAAGTTTGGTTCAACAAAAGTTTATGGATGCCTATGGGTTTGAAACTACTGAAGCTCAATCAAAGCATTTTCTATTGTCTTTGGTAGCTCAAATAGAACTGTAAACGTGTTTTTGGAGTTGTTAAGCCAGCATTCAAGGATGGTGACGTACAAAGTTTTCTGGCTTTCCTTTGTACCTAGTTGAAACCCAAATTGAGACTCCTCCTATTTTTAAGGTATATATGAAAGCACTCATTGATGGTGACATAGTGGTCTACAGGGCTGCTGCGTCAGCAGAAAAGGATGACCAATGGATAGCCCAAGCTAGAGCAGATCAAATGATGCAAGACATTCTTGCAGACACTGGGTCTACTTCTTATAGCGTTTATTTAACAGGTAGCGGCAACTTCCGTAGGGAGATAGCACCAAGCTACAAGGCTAATCGTCCAGACAGTCGCCCTAAACATTGGGAAGCAGTACGAGAGTTCCTAATAACACAGCATAAAGCTGTTGTTTGCAATGGATTTGAAGCTGATGACCAACTTGGTATAGACCAGGACAAAACACATGGGGCAACCGTAATTTGTAGCATTGATAAAGACTTGCTTCAGATCCCAGGTAAACACTACAACTTTGTAAAGAAAATATTTCAGGACGTAACATATGACGAAGGAATCAAAGCACTGTACATACAAAGCTTGGTTGGCGATAGAAGCGACAACATCTTTGGAGTTCAAGGTATCGGCCCCGTTAAAGCAGAAAAAGCCCTTGCAGAACTACTCCCAGAAGAGTACTACGAAGCCTGTAGAAGCCTCTACAACGATGATGAGCGTTACCACCTCAACATGAAGCTGCTCTACATTTGGCAAAAGCCTAATGACTTTTGGCAAGCCCCTACGGGCGCAGCCAACAACACGGAACCAGCAGCAAATGAAACAACTTGAACTATTCCCCAAAACAAAAGCAGCAAGCCGCCCCAAGCGGCATAACGCAGCAGCTTACAAAAGCGGATTGGAACAGAAGTTCCAAGACGCTTGCAAAGCAAAAGGCTGGGAACTAGGCTACGAACAGGACAAGATCAAGTACAACATACCAGCCAGCACTCACAGCTACACACCTGACTTCACTGTTACTAAGAACGTTTACATAGAAACTAAAGGTCTATGGGTAGCAGCAGATAGGAAGAAGTCTGTTCTTATCAAAGAACAACACCCGGACATACATATCCTATATATCTTTCAACGTAACCAACTTATCAGTAAGAACAGCAAAACAACTTACCTGGATTGGTGTGACAAGAATGGTCTAGATGCTTGTGTGTTTTCAAATTCAAATTACTGGACAGAGTACATACTACGTCATATTTAAGGAGAAATAACATGATGCGCCGCATAGGATTACGTGAACTATTCAAAGACCCTTTTCGCAAACCAAGCCCATTAGAGATAATTGCCTCTGAACTATCTGAAGCCCACTTAGCTAAGCTAGAAGCAGAAACTGCGGTGGAGTATACACAGAGCATTGTCGATTACAACGTAACCCGTATCACTAGACTTAACTCACGGATGGACGAATACCGCAATGATGTTGACGCTATAAAAGTAGGAGGTACAAAATGAAAGACACACGAGAAATCGCAAAAGACTACACAAACTGGATGGTCAAGACAGGCGGGTTTGCAAGGGATATGACTATGCGTGACTACTTTGCGGCAAAGGCTATGCAAGCAATGTTGTCAAACCCTAGGTGTACTTTAGACCCATTGAGTCAAATGCCATCAGCCGCTTTTGAAATGGCAGACGCAATGCTCAAGGAGCGTGCCAAATGAATACCTGTTGTGACTACGGAAAATGTACCAATGGCCCAGACTGCCCTGTACGCAAACAGCGCATCAAAGAGATTAACGATGCGTATGTCAATGGCTACAACGATGCACAGTTAGGCGACCCGATGGACGACCTTGTCGATACGTTTAAAGCATTGCTTACCATGGTGGCTATGATGCTCGGCGTGTGGATTGTTTGTTTAGTTATTTGGGGGAAGTGATGAACATCATTAAACTAGCAAAGCAAGTTGGCTATCCAATACAGCACCTAGAGTGGCAAAAAGCCACAGAGGAATTTGCTGCCTTGGTAGAAGCAGCAGCCCGTGCTGATGAGCGTGAGGCGTGCGCTAAGGTGGTTGAAAGCTATCTTAGCGAAAGTCCTTACTCGTGGGGCGGTACAACTATGGCTGAAGCCATCAGAGCAAGGGGAACAACATGACAGGCTATCAAAGCAAAAAGAAAGCGGCGCTGGACGAAGAAGGGATGTACCTTGTGCATCACACTAAAGGTAGGACTTTTGATAGGCTAGGAAACAAAGTACATGATGAAGATGATGACACACAGG